GTATCAGCGGAGGTAAAATACCAGGTCACTCTAGGAATTGCCCGTGTTCCCCAGGGTGCCCTAATAACCCTCCCTTGCAGGGCTTTTCGCCATCCGTGGTGTTCCTTAGGAGTCCCCCGGCATCGCTACGGATCGCCCCAAAGTGACGGACAATCCTCCGGAGGATTGCCCCGAAGCTCCCCCGTTCACCCCGCAACGAGCACCAGCCGCCGCCGCGTGTCGCTACGGGACACGCCAACGACTTTCAGCCTCCAGCGTTCACGCGGCAAACCCACCGGCTGGTCCTTCGATGTGGCTCAACTCACAAGGAAGTGACACGTTGCACGCGGCACAAGCCCCCGGCTTTGGAGCCGGGGGCTTGTCTCGTCTCGTGCTGACCTTTCCTCCTGCACGACAGCCGGGATACCCTACGCGGAGCATCGGGACCGAGGGGGGATGTCATGGCCAAAGCAACCGCGCTGAAGGTCTCTGTAGCCATCGTGGCAGCAGTCGCCATAGCGCTTGTCGGGGTGCTGGTCGGCACCAGGCTAGGAAGCGACAAGGCCGAAGGTTCTGTAGCGACTACCGAGTACTGGCAGACGCAGCCCGGCAAACTGGATATGCAGAGCCAGGCCCGGAATGCCATCAGTGATCTCGCAGTACGCCGGGGCGGAATAGCTTCGGGCTTCGGCGAGACGAAGTACGGACAACTCACAGTCATCATGTCGGCAGACATCACCCAAAAGGGCGAGACAGCCCGCCTGTGGTTCAAGGTGTCGTTCGCTGCGGGCGAAGACTCTGTGATGCGTCTCGGCGAGCCCGAAAGCGCCCTCACAGAGGCCGAACTCTAGAAGACATAGAAAAGCCCCCCAGCTTCAAAGCTGAGGGGCTTTTTGGGTTTCAGTGGTTACTTGTTCGCCGCTTCGTAGGCTTCCATGATGTCGGCCGGAACGCGTCCCCGGTCGCTGATCTCACGATCCTTGAACTTGGCGTCTGTCTGCATCCACGCGCGGATCTCGTCCCGAGAAGGGCCGTCCGCCTTCTTCGCAGGGCTTCCCGGCTTCGACCCGCGCGCCGGATTGCGTCGACCTGCACCGCCACCGAACATGTACTGTTCATCCTCGGTAGGACGCCGGGCGGCATCGATCAGCGGTTGGATCAACTTCTGATACTTGTCCCTGTTCTTGATTCCGAGATCAATCACGTACTTGTCGCCATCCCACATGAACGGCAGCGTTCCCCCGAGTCCTTCGGTGATGTCTTCACCGGTGATGTCATCAACAAGGATTACCTTCTTCGCCATAAGCGAAAGAGTATCGGAATGAATTCCGTGGCAGCAAGCCACATACGATCACGCGTTAGTGACTGGTGCGACTACACCTGCTAGGGCTGCGGCCATACGTTCGCTCCCCTTGAAGGACGGATGGATAGTGTCTGTGGTCATGTCGGCAGGCAATGCCGTTGCGTCAACCGTCATCCGCATGACTGCATCCATGTCGACCAACCCGGCAGCGCCATACGGCAGCGAGGCAAGCCATTCGTTGGCTGCGATCCGGATAGCGTTCCCCGTCGAAGACCGGGGGAGGGTCGAACAGTAGTAGATCGGCCGATCGCCGATCACTGAACGAACCTGGCTGACCAGGGCCGAAATATCGGACTGGTATTGCGCCAACGTGCGTCCGTTCTGGAAGTCGTTGCTTCCTGTGGCGATCACTGCCCCGTCGAACTTCGCGCCTGCCAGGTCGAGGCGGGCGAAGAACTGGGGGAACTGGGCCGGAAGGTACTGGCCTGTCTGCATGCCGGACAAGGAGATGTTGCAGACGAGCGCGTTGTTACGCGCTGCCCACTGGTGCGGGTATGCCTTCCAGATCGGTTGCGGTACCACTGAAGCGTTGGTGGTACCTCTCGTGCCTACGACACCTTCAGCGATCGAATCGCCGATGAAGAGCCACGCCGAACGAGTGGTGACGCATTCGTACTCGATGACGATATCGAGCGGGATACCGGCAGGGATGGACGAACCGGCCGTGACGGTCGGATCAAGCGCTGTAGTGACGTTGCTCCAATAGAAGCACTCGCCCCATGTGTTTTGCACGGACGTACTTGACGCGACCGTGTACCCGATCGCAAGGAGATGGTCTTTACCCGCTTGGAACTGTAGGGCCGGGTCGGTGATCCATGGCAGCGCCCAATACGAGCCGTCGCCGGGGATCGCGAAGTCAGCGCTGATGAGGGTTGTAGCGGAGTTGCCGACGAAGCCGCCTGTACGGGAGGTTGTTCCGCTGCCACTCGTGACGCGGGCCGCTTCCCCGAACTTGATGCCCTTACCGGTCAATCCGGTTTTGGCCGTGCCGGTCATTCCGTAGTTGCGGAGCCGGACCCGCCAACGGGTAGACGACACAGGGACTTTCACCGATGTACGGATTCCGGCTTGAGTGTTGACCGTGGTAGATGTCCCTGGGACAGATCCGTCCATGCCGCCGTTGCAGTACGAGATGATCCGGGTGACCTTGGCCAGTCCTGTACCTGGTTCGCCCTTGTCGCCTTTCGGCCCTTGTGGGCCTTGTGGTCCGGGGTCGCCTTGCGGGCCTTGTGGTCCAGTAGCGCCGGAGGTGCCGGTTGATCCGGTGTCACCTTTCGGGCCTTGCGGTCCGGTCGGCCCTGTATCGCCTTTCGGACCCTGTGTGCCGGTCGCTCCTTGTGCGCCTTGCGCTCCGGCCGGTCCGGCGTCGCCTTGTGGCCCTTGCTGCCCTGTCGCGCCGGTTTCGCCTTTCGGCCCTGCGGGGCCTTGAACGGGTGTCCCTGCATTTTCTGGAGGCCACGAAACTCCGTCGTAGCGATAGAGCCGTCCAGCGGCCAACCAGACAGCCCCGGCAGGAACACCGGATACCGGCAATTCCCCGTACGTGGGGACCTGTCCCGCGATGGAAAGGCCGTCGCCTTGCGGTCCCTGCACGCCTGGTGAGCCAGTATCGCCCTTGTCGCCTTTCGGTCCTTGCGGGCCTTCCGGTCCCTGCGGGCCGGTATCGCCTTTCGCGCCTTGTGGGCCTGCCGGGCCGGGAATCGACATAATCTTATCGACGGGCCGACTGGGGGCACCGATGATAGATCCGTTGGGTTTATCCAGAAACGACAATGCGGGATTACCGCTTGCCGAGAAGCCACGTAGTCGCATATCAGCCCTGCCTTTGCACAAGTCCGAGCGCGATCGGATATCCGCCCGCCGTCTCGCCTTGCGGTAGAAATACGAGCTGCCACCGCGTTCGAGCCGGAATCAGGTCGGCTAACTCAGACTCGACTTTCAGATTGGCTATCGCTCCACTGATCACAAATGACCATTGGGTCTTTGCGGGTTTGGTGTCGAACTCGAAGAAGAGAGTTCCGGCAGGAAACGGGATAGGTTGGCCGCTGGTGTCGATGTGTTCGAAAGACCAGGAGAAGTCACGCCCGACTGTGAGCATGAGCACGAGTGGATCTAGCTTTTCGCCGATGATTGCCATGGTTATGCCTTTAGAATCCGATACCGGAGAAGAAGTCGACTGAATCCCACGACAGGGAGTCATTGAAAGGCGTTCGCGAAACTCGAAGCCCCATGTAAGAATTAGTCGCAGGGACGACGCTGGAAACGTTGGCCGCGTACAGTTGTCGTTCGCCGTTGATTTCGACCCAAGCCCAGTCGCCCCACGCGCTGAACGTGATCCGGTCTCCGGGATTAGTCGCCACATTGGCATAGGAGTACAGCGACCATGTTGGGTTTGTCAGAGAGCCGGACATTCGAACGATCGAGATTTGATCCGAGAAGACCAAGCAGGCCAAAGCCTGCGTGCCTTCGGCATTGGATCGCAAGAAGATTCCTGCGGATGCGTTGGCGTTCGGTGGGTCAACATTGCTGCTGACGACGGCGGTCGCCCGCTGATACCCGGAGGTGATGCCGCTATCGCGGATGATGGCCCGATGACCGTCCGAACCGCCTGTTGTCGCGTAGCTGCCGGAGTAGATTTGTCCGGCCGGATCGAACACGCTCCAGCCGTTATCGACCTGGCCGTTCGGCCGGTTGAAGTCGTCGGCGAATCCTGGAACCCAGCGTTCGACGCCGGGGCAAGATGGGCGGCGGTCGTACACGTTCGCCCACTGATAGAGGGCCGATGCAGTAGAAAACTGCATGAGGTTCATGCCGCGCCGACCGGGGCCGGTAAAGAAAACCGAATTCAGCATGCCTTGACACGCCAGGATGCCGTTAATCCAAACGACCGCGAACCGGTCATCTTCCACCCACACTTTGAGCGTGAGAGGCACTGAACCGTCTAGCGGAACAGGAGAGCTAGCCGAAGCCACGTCGTTAGACAAGCTGGTCATGTTGGCCCATTGCTGAATACGGACGGAATCCCCACCGATCCCCATGTGCATCAGCCGGATACCTAGCGTGTTCGTGAAATTCGGTCCGACGATGGACCAGTTCGGCATGATGAACAATTGCAAGAACTGGTCACCAGGCCCGAAGATCGGCCACTTGACTTGATATTCGTGCCCGTAGCACGGAGTGAAGGGCATGAACTCGAACGACACTCCCCCGGCTTTGGCGTTAGGTGCGGACGGGACAACCAGTTGATTGGAGCCGTCCAGGTATGGGGATGAGTCCATGTCGCCCCATTGGCCCCACGGTTGTTTAACCGGGAATTCGGGGCCGCGTTGGAATCCGTCGTAGTAGCCTTGCCACGCCAATGGCCGGTTACGGCCGAGGAGGAACATCAGCGTTCCATTATTCCGCTGATAGATGCGTCGGCGTGATCAGCCAGGGTTGCCCGCATCTGTTCCAGTACTCGCCGATTGCCAATCAAGCCCCGAGAGTCGGAGTCATCGAGTAGATGCCTAAGCGACTCCGGCTCGTGATTGAATCGGGCAATAGCCTCATCGAACCGAGGTAGGGCGCGTTCTGGAATCTCCAGGTCGAAAAGTAGATCGAGGGTTTCCACGCCGAAGGCCGCTGCCCATAGTCGTTCTTGATTCGGTTCTACGCGTACTTCTTCGGCACCCGCACCGGCACCGTATCTTGTTTCAAAAACCCTCATTGCATCACTCCGAATAAAAGAATTTGAAGTACTACGGGCGCGACTGAGCCCGTTACTGACGTGACGTTGACGAAGATTCGTTCTCGACTGGATACCGCGATATTGAGGTTCGGCCAGTTGGCCCGAGTCACATTGGCTGCCAGTGTGTAAGTGCCGAGAACCGACGCGGTTGTTCCGGTCGCATCCCATTTCTTCAGCTCGAACGTCATTCCATTAGGCTGTGACAGCAAAGCGACGTGCATATCAGTGATAGTGCGAGTCAGCCCGCCCGGCACGTTTTGGCACAAGCCGATCAAAAGCTCGTTGACGCCGAGAACAACAGCAGCGCTCGCAACAACGAATTCCGCTTCCCAGTAAGACCCAAGAATCTTGGCGCTTGCGGCAGTAGATTCCGCTGACGCAGCTTTGTTGGCGGCTGCCTGCGCTTGGGTTACCGCCGTATCGGCTTTGCTTTTGGCGACATCTATTTCGGTGTATGCGCCGTCGATACGATCGCGGACATTGGTGCGGTGTGAATTTTGGGCCGCGACGAACGACGCTTTAGCGCCGTTTGTCACGATCGCGGCAACATTGTCTTTGTCGATATCTTGGCCGTACCGCCCGCCGAGCTGCCACGCACCATCAGGCTTAGGCCCGACTGGATAACTCATAGAACCTCATCGGGGTATTGCCGTCTCACCAACGCTCGAACATCCGCTTCGAACTCGGCGGATTGCTGACGCACTTCGCGGACATGAGTTCGAAGTTCCCGTGTCTCAGAGCGGTTGTCTCGCACTTCCGTGCGGACCTCTGAAACATCCTGTCGGAGTCCGCGAAGTTCCGACATGATGGAGTCCATGTCATCGCGGAGGTTGGTCGAATGTGTATTGGAGACTTGCTCTCTGACCTCTGCGAGATCTTCGCTGTGTTGCCTCTGGTTGGCGCGTACCCCGCGTGTAGCGAAAGCCGCAACGGCCCCGGTAAGAACCGGGGCCAGGACCCACAGCGCTATTACATAGTCGGCAGCGCCATCAGGGAGTGCATTCAACACTTACCCCCGGATCTGGAAAGCGCCGACCGTTTCGTCTACAAGGTCTTCGATCGCGTCGGCAGACTGCTCGATCAACTGCTCATTGCGAGCAAGCCACACACGGAAAGTCGTCAGAACAGCGACCACGGTTCCGATGCCACCAGCCCATGCAGCGGGCAATACTCCATCGAGCGACAGCAGCAGTGTCGCCAACATGAGGAGTCCGCCGATACCGGCTTCAACGGCTTTCAGATTGCGTGCAATCGTCTTACCCATGTCACTTGCCCTCTTTCAGATCGCGGGTGCCAGCGACCTTCACAGCGGCAGCAATGGCCGCCTGGAGGTCGTAAGCCGACCGGCCACCGCCCTGCGGGAATCCATCGAACCGAACCGGCTCACCCTTGGCGACGGCTTCACCAACGCCAGAACCGCCGATCTGATCCAGCAGCGCAATAGCGATACGCTCGACCCGTTCCAGGCGGGCATCCATGTACCGGATCATGTCCTCACGGGTCACCGGCTGATCGTTCAGATTCTTGATCAGTTCACCCCAGCTCAATTCATCATCTCCATTAATCGGCGAAGTAGTCCCCGACCACTTCGCTACGTAGTTTTCGAAAACATCCCAAGGAAAGCCGTCACCCACATCCGTGTGAGATCCGATCCCAAGGCAATCGGTCACGTATCGGTGATCCGAGATGCCTGCCGCCTGGAAATACGGCGGGGTGATCACCTGAATCGGAATGCCGTACTTGCGGCAATCCTGCACCGCGACATATGCGGCGATCTCGATATCGTGTTCGCGGGCCAACCAGTCGGCACGGCCCCATCCCGCACGAGACCCGGCAAAACACAGATTGATTGTGTAGGCGTTGGCATCCAGCACGGACCATGATGCGTAGTCGGTATCCACTACTGCCGCGAGAACGCCATCTCTCAGGGTGTAGTGATACGAAACATCGCGGCTACCATCGCAGTACCGCGCCAGGCCCTCAGCGCTCGAATTACCCTCTTCCGTATGAAGAAGAAAGTTGATCGGAGGACGAGAACGATTCGACCGGCCCCCGCCAGTCATACAGTCGATTTCGGAATACTCAGGCTTGTTCACAGGCAGACTTTCCCCGGCAGTCAGCCGGTCATAGATTTCTTGCGCTTCACTCATCCGCTCGTCATAGCGATCAGGGAAAGCGGATCGCTGAACTTGCTGTGCATACCAACCCGGCGTATGGGATTCGTTCATGTAGTCCAGGCGGGCTAGTGCCGCATAGAACATGCCTGCCGAACGTGCAGGGTCCATGCGGTCGGCTACTGTTCCCCACCATTCCGGCCGTTGCTGGAATAGCCCAGACGAGTTCTTGTCGTAGGACAAACGCTCGTGCGGGTACGTCAATGACTCGGGATCACGCTCATTCGCATACATGATCAAGTTGGACTCGACCAGCGCCGTACAAAGCGCGATGACAATTCCTCGCGGTGTGATCCCTCTGCGGAAACCTTCGTGGATGATCGCGAGTGCGTTTGCATCCTTCGACATGCGTCCGGTTGTGTTCATCAGACCCCCTTCCACTTCCTGAGAACCTGGTCCCGGCATTTCCCGGTCATCTCGGCAGCGATCACGCGCCGACGTTCGGCAGGCTTGGCCGCCATGAGGTACCCGTTGACTGTGGACGGAGAATGGTCCGAAGGATTGAAGATCTCTCCGGATTCCTCTTCGGCGTACTCGTTCTCTCGATACGCCGGAATCTTGTCCCCCAGCATTCCCGCGTGATATAGCCGTTCAGCGATCACCGCTTGTTCATGCGCGGTGTAGTCCAGAGGGTCGGGAATAGTGACTGGATCAGGCTCCGGATCGTCAATATCTACGATCTGAGCCGACCCGTTCAGGTAATGCTGTTGCCCGCGCCATGGAAGGCGGATCTTCTTGGTTTGCTTATCCGGATTGTGTTCGAATCCGAAGTCCCAGAGAAGCTGTGACAGCATCGCTCTGGCTTCCTCTTGAAGGATCAGTGGCGTACTGCCGTGAAACGGGATGTAGCCTAGCGCCCATTGAAAGATGAGCTTCGGGTCCGGTTCCCCCCCTTCGTCTGGTTGGCAGCTTTCATAGGTTGGGAACCGGGACAAGCTACATCACTCCTAGATCATGCAAGATGGATAGAATTTCTTGGAACTGTTCCCATGCCTTGATCACGGGATCATCCGGTTCTTTCTGCCCGATCGTGATTTCCCAGGAAGGCGCTTCGGTCCGGGACCATGACAGGGTCAGTTCGGATACCCGGTCAACGAAGATCTTTCCGGGCGGCATTCCGAGAATCGTGGAGCCGATACGGTCTCCGAGGAAGAAATGGCCGTGTCCTCTTTGGCCGACAATCCAGCCGCTAGCGCCATCTTGAACGGTGAGCTTATGGCGCGTTACCTCTCTGGATTGCCACCATCCGGTACGCATAGCCAAAAGCCAGGCAATCGTGTAGCCCGTATCCGCACCGTCCGCCCACCGCTCATGATAATAGAATCCTTGACGGCTTAGACGGGTCGCCCTGATTGGGTCGCGCCACTTACCGAACGCCATAAAAACATTGCTGTAGATAGGCTTCAGAATTGTGTCGGCGATTCCGCCCAGGGGCGGCACACCAGGAATAGCGGCAGCCAGATCGCCTACGGCCTGCACAGCCACGCCCAGCAATTCATTGACGCCTGGCATTGATTTCCCGCCGCCAACCACGCCCACATCTGTTGCCGGTTTCCACGAGAATTCCGAGGATGAAACTCCGCCGTTTTCGGTTTCGTAGAAGATGACACCGGGACAAGCAGGCAGGGTGCCTTTGTAACCTGGTGTCGAGTACTCGGGCGGGAAGTTCGGGTCTGGCAGGGTCCGCCTTGTGTCCGACATGGTCTTATCGGAGTCAGAGACAAAGAAGTCGGTTACGGCTTGGACCAGGCCGCCGAACATGTCTCCACCGAAACTAGTTCCGGTATTGAAGGCCGAAGAATCGATCAGATCCCAGACAAGGCAGCCGTTCTTGAGGTTAGCGCCCGGCCAGGGCGGCTCATCCTCACCTTTCAGATATCTTCGGCATTCCCACGAAAGTTGAGCGTCTGCTACTACCTTCTTCGAGACATCGTGAAAGTACTTGAAGCGCCCGTAGACAATGGCATTGACCGAGTTATCCGGAGTGAGATCAGGTTTGACGACTTGCGCCCAAGTCGACATATCGAAGTTGAACCACTTCGACAAATCAAGAGGGTTATCCGGAAGCGTCCAGATGGACGAATTCAACCGAATTAGATTCACCAATAGCGTGGTCTTCAGGCACCAACGCGCCCTTCCGAAAAGCACCCACAACTTTGGAAATTGCACCTCGGGAGGCAACAATTACAGGCCCTTCGCCCGCCGCCCCACCCCGGTTAAGAATGGGGCGGCGAGCAAAGGGGTTCGAGTACACCAACGTGTGTTTGGCATGCTCATAGTCATGCTTGAACAAGACTCGGACGAACCGCTTACCTTGCTCATCTTTGATCACTAGAAGTTCATCGATAGAGCCCGACCAGCGAGCCCCGTCCTTGTCGACAGTGAGGTGCACGTTCGTTGTCTGACGTGCGTCCACATCAACCAGCCACTTGGACAGGTAGTGGTTTAAAGGCAACTCCAACGTACCGATACCGGTATCGTTGTCGATGAACTGAAACTTGCCGTTGTATTCCTTCTTGACGAATCCGCGTAGATTGAAATCGCCATCCCACAACCGGACAAGAGGCGGTATCAACCGGCGCTCTTTGTCCGCCTTCAGGCGATCGGTTATCTCGGCGAATACGGCATCGAAGTCAATGCTCTCGACAACCGTAGCCATGGAATCCTTTCATCAGTCCAGGCCCCAAGGCCGTGACCAGTTACGCGGGCACCGCACTTGCACACCGACACCGGCCGGGGCATTCTTCACCGATACCGGCAACAAAGTCTCGGGAGTTCCGGGCGGAATCGGATACAAGAAGCGGATTCCGCGCATGCGTTGCCATGCCTGAGTGTCGATATCGGACACGACCTGATCGGCGTTCTCATCGGTATCGACCCGCAGATGTTCGCCCGCGACCAGTGCGGGCATTGTGATCTTTCTATTAGCGTGCTCAACGCCGCGTTCGAACCGATCATCTCCGAATGAGAAGTCCGGGAGCTTGTAGACGACGCCGGGATAAGCTTGGAGTACCCACTTAATCCACATCTCGGTATCTGTGGGATTAGAGACCTTCACGGTTCCGTCTGCCCATTCACCGTTCGTGGTGTCGGTAGTGCTCACCCATACGGCGGTCATGTCGTCTTCTTGCCAGCGTGGATAGCCTGCCGTGCCGGAGTAGATGACGTGCCCGTACTGGTCCTTGAACGGGTCTGTGTCGGGCGAAAAGTCCGGCGTCTTACTCAGACGTAGCCGGAGATACCGCAAGCCCCAATCGTCGGTGAGGCAGCGGAGCCGGGAATCTTTCTTATAGCTCCATGCCTTCCGGAAGTCTGAATCATTGCGTTGCCAAGACTGGTAGGGAGTCCCGATGGCCTCCACACCAAGGATTACGTCTCGTTTGTGAATCCTGATACCACCGAAAGTCGCACCGATCTGGTACGCGTAGCTGTTCCAGATCGATTCGGTCGGTTCGTCGTACAAACCCTCCGGGTTGGTGCCGAGGTAGATTCCTCTGTCTCCGGCACCTTCCCCGTGGATTGTCCAGATATCATCTGGGCTTCGCCATGACTCGAACTCGATTATGAGTCCGCTAGGCAAAACCTATCTCCTTGTGTATGTCATGGATTGGCGTCTTTGCTCGACGCGGATTTGTTGAACCGCGCTGGACACATCGGCAGTCGTGATGTTGTAGACCGGCCGGAGACGCATGTACCGCTCTAGGTCTTGCTCGGTCAGATAGCCTTGCGGCTGGTTCAGCTGAGACCCAGCGAAATCCTGAAGCTGTTTAGGCGAATTGAAGATGGGTTCAGGTGACGAAGAGAGGTTGACGGCTACACCGCCCGGAGGCAGCCATCCGCCCGTGTCGTACACGGCACCGGACTTCAGGTTTTTCACCCACTCCGGAATGTCTTTCTTCTTGTCGTAGCCGAGTTGGCCAAGGAACGCGTTCGCGTTGAACGTGCCGATATTCGACAGTGCTTGCGCGACTGTGGAGCCGGTCGCGGACTCGTCCGAACTCGACAGAGCTAGCGCCTGGTCCGCGATATCCCACCAATGAGAACCCGCAACCTGGTTCGGCAGTTGCTCTTTGAACGCGTCGAATACGGTGCCGACAACATTCGAAGCGAATGTCTGAAGGATGCCCTTCACGCTCTTTGGAGAGTTCGCAGACTCTTTCGCACCGCCGTTCTCAAGCTCTTCGATAGCCTCTTGAAGCTTGACATCCGCAAGTTGCTTATCCACATCCGATGACTCTGGATTGTCATAGACTTCGTTCCGGGATTCGTTGGCCTGCTCCACGGCTTGCAGCTTGGACGCATACGACTTCTCATCATCGCTGTACTTCTTGGACAATGCCGGGGCTTGCGGGGCAACACGGTTGCCGCCTTCGATCTGGCCTTGCTTATCGCGTTGATCTTGCTTCTTGACGACTCTGTTCTGAGCCGCCCGGACATCCAAGTCAGCCTTGCGCTTGTCGGATGCTGTGGACTTCTCGTCCGCGTAGACCTGGTCTCGCTTTTCCTTGGCCTGGTTCACGGCTTCTTCGAGCTGCAATAGCTCCAGCTCGTCTTCGTCATTCCATTCAATGACCTTGCCGCCCGCCGTCATGGAATCAATGCCCTTGATCAACGCGTTAGGTAGATGGAACTTGTACGGAAACTGAGAATCCGACGCACCCGCACGAGTACCGCCGATCCCGGACGTGCCATGGGCACCGCCGGACTCGACCGGGCGACCCGCGATAGTGGCCGCCATATGCTCCGGAGAGACACCGACTTGAAAGAGGGTGCCCGAAGGGCCAAGACCGGGTTGCAAACCCGCTGTAGCGCCATTCAGGAGGGTATGAGTGGTGTAGAGCCGCTTGACGACTCGACCGAGCCCCATAGCGACCTGTTGCAGAAATCCGACGAATCCCGAGCAGTCGAAATTGTTCGGGCCGATGCCGCCCCACTGGTAGGTGTGGCCTTCCATAGCCTGTGCAGCTGACACAGCTTCTTGAATGCCGAAAGGCGTTCCGCCCTTCGCGAATCGGAATCCGCCTGCCAGCGCCCGAGCCCTTAGGCCATACATCGCTTTGTGGCCGCCTGCCGCTTCGACTTCTGCGGCCGTCCACACGTGTTCGTCACGGGACAGCATCGCGGGCACCGAATCAGAAGTAGGCCCACCACTACCCCGGACTGCACCACCGATCGCATAATGCGTGTACCCGGACTCCGGCGAATACGCGGGGGCGCGGTTGCGGACCTCCGCGTCATCGATACCGCGTTGAATCCGCGTGTAGTTCTCGACAACCGAGAATTGCTTATCCGGGATCTTCAGGTTGATGATCTGCTGTAGCTCTTTGAGAACATCCGCTGTAGGGGCAGTAATCCGGAAGTATCCCGGTTTCCCGGTCACCTCTTCGACTTTGGCCTTGGCTTCTTCCAGCGCGGCAATGACCTGCTGTCTGCCTTCTTCTTTGATCGGAACAGTGATACCGGTCTGCCCGGTCTTCTGTGCCGCTTCGAGAGCCAGCATGATAGCCGTGAGCTTCTGATTGATCGGGCCATCGCCTTGCAGCGTCGCCAAGATACGCACTTCACGCGGAACCAAGTTGATAGATTCCGCAAGCGCATTGACTTGTTCGACGGTCAACCCGGTAGCGGTTGCCAGCGCTTCGAAAGACTTCTGATTCGCGGCTAGTGCCTGATCCAAGGCAGCAGTGTTACCAGTAGACGCAATCTCAAGCGTGGTCGCTTTGATATCGTCCAACGCCTTCTTGAGCTTATCGCCGTTCTCTGTAGCGGTGTTGATCTGACCGTCCGTGATCAGTTCTTCGCCGAACCCTTTGGACTTGTCCCATACGGTCTGTGTCGAGTCCGCGACATCACGCAATACCCGGTTGTATGCCTGCATTGCATCCGCGACAGCCACAGGCTTGCCGCTCAACGCCTCAAGAGCCCGCTTCAACGCATTCACGCGCTGATCGGCGGTAGCCGACTGATCCGATAGCACTTCGATCGACTTCGTCAGCGAGTTGAAACCGGGAGTCACCCCGTCCGATGCCCGCTGAAGCCGAAGAAAGCCGTCACGCAACGCCGACAATTCCGAAACAGCGAACCGTCCGTCTTGCCCCATACCGCGCAAACGTTCCGAGACATACTCGAACTTGGTGTTATCAGCCAGCGTTTCCGCCAACTGCCTATCAGACATCCCGAGATCATCGATCAGCTTCTTAGCGCCCTGCCACCGGTCAGCGAGCCAATCCTTATCCCGAGAATCATTCATCCACGGGGGCACAAAGTTCTTCTCGAAAAACCCGGCCCGAGACTCAGCCGCGTTATCAAGGCTGGTCTTCATGATGCCGACTTGGCTGATCAGATTGTCGATCGCCGGATCGGTGATCACACCGCCCGAGTCCTCGAAGACATCGGCGAGATCTCGGCGCGCTACCGCGATATCCCGCAAAGCCGATTGATACGACTTCGCGTGTTCCTCATTGGCTTTGATCTCGGAATGCAGCGTATAGACGGCAGCGGCGGCAGCGGCGAATGCCAGCACCCACGGACCACCCAATACCGACATGACGCCGGAGGCGGCCCGGCCTACGCCGGACAGCGCCGTCGTTGCCGTCGCCTGGATACGGGCACCAGCGGCGGCAGCGGTCGCGCCGACCTGACGAAGCCCACCGACCAATAGACCAGAGCTAGCCACTGCCGCCCGCTGTGCGACCGCGTAGCGGCCCAGCGCCGACGCGGCGGCCTCCGTGGCGATCGTCTCGCGGACCCGTGCGGCAGTAGCCGCCAACCGGGCGCGCAGTGACGCCGCCTGGACGGGCGGCTCTCCACCGATCGCGACCAGGTAGGCCCGCATAACTGCCGTATGTTCGACGAGCGCGGCAGTCTGAGCCCGAGTCGCCAACAACGTAGCCGGGGTGAAGACACCGATCAGGCCCCGCCCGATGTTGCCCCAGATCGTCGCGACTTCCGAAACCCCTTGTATCGCAACGAATCCGATCAATGCCGCCGTTGCGACGCCGGAATGATCAGCAAGGAACTTCATCGCCGACCCGAGCACGCGCAAGGTGTTGGCCACGACGGTGCCGGTATCGCCGGTCAGAGAGAGCAGCGTTTTGCCGACATCCGCACCAACGGCACGAAGCCGAGACATCACACCAGATAGCGAACTACTCGAATCCTGAAGCCTGCCCAGACCTTCGGAGGCTTGAGCGCCACCAGAGCGGAGAGTTTCCCAGACTTCCGACAGCCCGCCTGATTGGTATGCGGCCCGCAGCTCTCTAATCCTGTCGGCTACACCACGGGCGCGAACGCCTAGCTTTTCCCAATTCGATGCCGTGCCTTGGATACTCGCGCCGTTCGACTGGAACGCTCGGCCCATATCCTGAAGGCCATTCGCGATACCTTGTGCTGCCGCTTTCACTTTCGGTGTGACTTGGTCGGCCCACTGCGTCGCGGCAGCTAGGCCACTCTTCATCATCGGCAGGAACGGTGCTAGTGCACCTTCGCCGATACGCCCAAGAGCCGCTTGCAGATTCGCCCACGAGCCGCGAAGCGTCTTACCTGATTCGAGTGCCGCGCCACCGATGTTGTCTCGGATGACCTTCTGGAAGGTAGCGGCATCTACCTTGCCTTCCTTGACCATCTTCGAGAGATCGTCGGCTGACTTGCCGTACTCTTCGCGAAGCCATTGGAAGATGGGAATCCCACGGTCTGACAACATGTTCAGGTCATCGGTGTACGCCTTACCCGAGGTTTGGACCTTGTTCAGGACGTAGCCCATATCGCTCAGGGAGGTACCGGCGATAGTGGCGGCATCGGCGGTGAGTTTGAGATACCTCGTGAGTTCTTCACCGGGTTTGATTCCGGCCGCTACAGCTGAAGCCGCGATAGTCGCTGCGTCGCCCAGACCGAAAGCTGTTCCCTTGACCGATGCCAGGGCGCTTTCCATGATGGCGCTGACACTTTGAGCGCTGTGCCCGAGACCGGCTAGCTTGCCCTTGGCGTCATCAATCGCGGTCATTCGCCGGAGACCCTGAGACAACGCCGTGCCGAGTACGGCACCGGCCGCCAGGCCGACGCCAGCGGCGGCAGTTCTCATCGTGGCACCGATACCGGCCGCGAGGGTAGAGCCCATGCTACGACCGGCCGCATTCACTCCCGGCTGAGCGCCTTTAAGCGCGCCCTCGACCTGACGCGGTACATCTTTGCCTTCGATGACGAGCGACACATACGCGTGACCTAACTCGACAGCCATCGTTCACCCCTTTTTACTGCGAGGTTGGCCGTCTACGCTCAATCTCCCCGCGAATATCTTCGATCGAGAATTCTTGTACTTCTGTATCCGGCTCATTGATCGAGTCGGACTCGGATGGGCGCTGTATCAGCTCTGGACGCTGATTAGCCGGATTGTTGTCGCCTCCCGCACGTTGCCAATTAGCGCCATGCAACGCATACAAGATGTATGACAACATCTCGGTATTGCGGTCCCAACTCCAAGACTTCGGATGCCTAGCCCGAAATAGGGCACTATCCCCGTTCGGGGGCATCCATTCCAGAAAGGATCGGAACTCAATCCAGTCGAGTTCTTCGCTACCGACATCGCGGGCATGCTTTCCGATCCGTAACAGGTCGAAGGTAATCGGCCCCTCATACTCCGTCAGGAGTCTGCGGAGCCCTCCGATTCCCCCGCTGTGATACCCGACGAGGTAACCCATGCTTCAGAGAGGTTGATGATCTGGTCATCAGCCATGGCGTACACCTCTTCCCGGACAGCCGGGCATTCGATTGCGATGAGTTCGCGATACAGCATCGGGTACGACAATGCGCCGTCATTGTCGGCAGCGAACTTAGCGCCGTTGCCCGAAATGAATGCAAGCTTCGGGATAGAGCGGATCTTTCCGTTCACGCGGAACGCGAACCGGTTTTCTTTCTTCTTGCCTTCAGTAGGCGGGACTTCGTATACAGCCATGACCAGACCTCTTCGATACGTTCAGGGTTGATCCGGACCAGGCCCACCGGGCAAGGGAGGTCCGGTCAAAGATTCTTGCCCGGTAGGAATTAGCCGCTTATGGAGTAGTCGGCTTGCCGTCGTTGATGTACTCGCGAATGTTGAACGCGGTAGTACCGTCGACAATTTTGAAGCACTCGAAAGTAACCTTGTATTTGACGATATCGGTATTGACCTGAGTCACGTCACCCACCTTGATCGGTTGAGCGATGCCCGCGATAACACGCTTGGTTCCAAGACCGTTCAAGGTCTCGCACACAATCACCGACTTCGGCAAAGTATCCGAGTTGTGGTCAACCTTGATCTCCATACCCGAAGTCGACGTAGGGTTCTTCACGGTGACATTCAGGTCACCGAACACGGTCTTGAGAACTTCCAAGTTGGTTGCCTCAACGAATTCGACTTCGAGCGTCTCGGAGTAGTCACTCTGGGGGGTCGCGATAATATCGCCGCTGAAGTCCTTCACCTTCTTCACGTCACGCGCTTGGGCGTTGACGATACCGACATCAGAGATACCGCCGAGATCCTTGAATACATTCGGAAGCGGCGTGATTGCGTCGGTCGGCAACGTGGTTCCGAGCGGAGCGCGATAGAAAACACCCTTTACCTTGGGTGCTTGAGGGACATAGACCTTACTGGTATCAGTAGGCAATTGAGCCGTCCTTTAACGAAGACACGCCGTATTAAAGAGTCGGCGCGAAAGCTGTAATCAAATGTTTGTTGCGATGCCCAGACGGGCAGTGAAAACCCAGCGATCAGACAGCTGGACATCCGATTCCGGATGTTGCGCTGGCGCGCCTACTTCCTCATACCCACTGATCCACGCTTTACGGGGCGTGCCATCGTCGGATCGGTATTCCACGAATTCGCCTGGCGAGTTCTCGATAATGTCGAGCACCTGCATCGCCAGTTCTTCGGCACTGACCGGGTTCCAGCATTCAAACGTAAGCATCGGTCCATCGGTAACGATATTTTGTTTAGCTCCACCGACGCGCGTTATGCGTACGAATGAATCCGGCAGCACGGCCGGAGCTGCATTGAAGACAGGGATAGTGAGGTGTCCGGAAAGTAGAGCTACTGCGACGCTGATAGCCGGGTGTCTGCGACTACCGACCAGCATCCAAAGACCTCAGCAAAGTGTGACGTTTTGCGTTCTTACGAATCGTGCGGGGATCGCCGGTAGTGACTGATGCTCGTGCACGGCCATCCGGCCGGGCGGCACCAACACCAGCTTTGACGACGTACTTTCCGCCGTCGATAGATTCCGCACGAGACTTCACGCGGTTAGCTCTGCGACGAACTTCCTCGACCGCTTGCGGAGTGCTTCGCAGCTCACGCAACGCACCGAAGTTCCATTTCATACGTACAGTCATCAGCCGTCATCCCGATCCGTGAGGACCAGCGCCGAACTCCAATGCCCTCCGGCATAGACAGCGATAATGCCGCCTTCGGCGTCGACAACTTCGAGATTGTTGTAATCCGCTTCGGTCCTCACACCGACAGCCGACTCGAAAACGATCGACTCTTCGTACTCTGGATTGTGTACTTCGATTGCCATTAGCCCTCGGTTCTAGTCACGTGAACGACTAGACCGGGATCGAATCCCCAGGGTCCGCCGCTGAAGTCTTCCGGATAGCCGACAACGATGTATTCCGGTTCGCCCGGCAGGATCACCTTGTCTTGAGGTCCGGCCGCGAAGCCGGGAGGCGCGTACAGGTCGCGCTTGATCACCACACGGTCATATCCGGGCCTAACCGCTTGTGTCTCAATGGTTTTCGGGCCGATCGCAATGAGCTTCTGCTCAACAGGCGAAGCCCACTTCTTGATCAGTGAGCCTCTCGGGTCCTTTTCGGGACCTTCGCTGAATCGCCGCGTAGACACCGTGTGCGGCATCGGGAAGGCAACCATCACCACGTCCTTACCGACACGGCACCGAAGGCATACGGGCGCAACGTGATTCGATCCTGTTTGGTGAGCCATGGCCCGCCCGTACGCGAGTCTGGTCCGTAGGTGTTCGAGACCTGGAACGGTCCAGCCGACATCTGCTGTGCCGACATGCCGACTTGATCGGTAGGCGACTCCAAGACCCGAGCGACCATGCGAGACACCACACGCCGGATCACATCCGGCGCGGGATCGGGCACAGGCCGGGGCCGAAGGTGACCGGCCACCAGATCCGAAGCCTCATCAAGAAGCCCCGGCACCCTGGACAACTCAGAAGTATTCAAAGAGCGCCCTAGACGCGCTTCTACATCCTGATTAGTCGCCAGGGCCATCACGCACCGCCCGTGGCCTTCGGAGGCCGACCACGGCGCTTAGGGGCCTCATCTACCCGGCGTTCCGCCTCCGCCTCCGGTTCCGGCTCAGCCACCGGCGAACCTGATTCGATCAGATGAGCACCGAGACGGATATCAGGCGGGATGGAGTCCCCCGCCTTCAACTGGACGACTTCGCCATTCTCGCGGAATGCGCAAACAATGCCGTCCAGATCATTGCGAATAGTCGCCATATCGAACCTTCCTCAACGCCGAAGACGAGACCTCAGCGTTACGAATCAACTTTCGATCAAGCGACAGTGCCGACAAAGATCTTGTAGGGGTTCTCGATGATCGGCTGACCGATAGCATCCACAAACGTATATTGCCGGAAAGGCGGACCTTCTTTGATAACCACACCGACAATG